TCCTAGCCGCCGTTCCGGCACCCGCCGCAACACCACCTGAGCCTCCGGCCGGGGCTGTAAGAAAACCCGCTAGTGCTGTCGGAATAACTGCGCCACCAAGTTCTGCTGAAATAGATTTACCTGGATTAAGTTCCTGGTAGTCTGCAATCTCTTGACGGACATCTTTTACCTTATCTCCATAATCACTAAGCAACCCAAAACCAGACCTTACTCCGGCCTCTAGCTCGTCTCCAAAACCAAATAAAAGGCCCTGGCCTAAAGCGGCCCTGGATAAACCTTTTATATTGCCTATCTCTTCCGGTTGCCTGGTGTTGGCCTGTTGGCCCGAAACTATTTCCTGGCTTACTATATTTTGTAAAACTTTTTGTTGGTCTTTTTTTGATAAGTTTTTAAACTCATCGCTGACCTCATAAGTTTTCCCCTGGACTTTTATTTTCACTTACTCTACTTCCTCAAACTGAATTTCATCTGCAAAAGATTGTTTAAGATAATCTGGAATTGAATAACCAAGCTCAGACCTTTGGTCGGTCAAAATACCTTTTTTTAGATCCGCTTGTCTTTGATTAATTTCTTTAAGATCATTCATAGCAATTATAAACTCTTCCGGGTTTCTTGAAGATTCTACTTGCTTCATTGCTAACTCAGCATCCATGTCTGTTTTTGTACCAGTTTGTAAGGCCAAACTTGTTGCTCTAAGTTGTTCTAAGAATCTGTTATATTTTTGATTTACTTCAAATTCTTTCTGATCTTCCGGGCTAGTGAAAAGATTTCCGGTTACGTTATTTTTTATCATATCAGCAAAATTATCTGACATTGATAAATCTAAATTTCCGGCTTCCATTTCTTGTGCAAAGTAATCAGCATCACCGGCCACTCTTTCCAGTTTATCTATTAGCTCAACCTCTTTCATTTCTTTAGCCAAGAAACTTGCGCCAGGTTTATTTTTCTTTAGGTTTTCGACTTCATTTAATTGTCTTTGATAGTCGAGCTCTTGCTCTTGCAATTCCTTATCCAAGGTGTATTGCGGAGTTCCATCTGCATCATAATTGATTAAGTAACGGCCGTCTGATGACCTTTTTGGTCTGTTAGCAATTCGGTTTCTTTCTTGCACGATACCTTGCATAACAGATTTATCACCAAGTTCTAACGCGATGGCCATTGCGCCCTCGGTGTCACCTGATTTATAAAGTCTAGCCATTTCATTCTGTTTAAATCTTTTGTCGTCTGCTTCGGCCGCCTCTGTCCTGGCTTCTCTTCTTTTTTGAATCGGATCTACAAAATCTTCGCCTTTGAAACCGCTTCCAATAGCAAAAAGTAAATCTGACATTCCCTGGCCTTTTGCCGTTTTCATTTTTTTATTATAGGCGTCCAGGTCTTTATTACTCATATTCATCATATCGTCCTGGCTTAAAATATTATTAAGACCTCCCATTTCGGCCAATTTATTTTGAAAAGGGCTATAACCAGGAATGTTTCTTGTCATTGATGACGGATCTTGACCAGGCGCTAGTGGGCCCGATAATTGTTGTACCCTCATTGGATCCGCACTAAATAAATTTTTTAAACCCATAATTATAACCTCTCGTAATTAACGGCCAGATAACCGGTGTTTTTATCTCTAATAACTGCCTCAGGATTAATGTCTGCAACCTCCTGTGCTATGACTCCGCTATTAGGATAATTATTATCGTTAATACCGATTTCCTTAGCCTTTTCATTCCAATTCCAAGAATAAACTCTGTAGCCTTTTGTCATTGTGTATTCATATTTAATATTTGTTTTCAAACGTCTATCTGAAAATATACTTGCAATTTGTAGGCCCGTTCCAATTACATCACCAACACCTGTTTTCTTTTGCGATGATGTATTTGTTGCGCCCATAAATGGTACACCTGATACAGCGCTGTTAAATATGCCAAGATTTTCTATAGGTTGGTTTAACCTTCTCATAAATTCTGATCTGTCGTAATCTAGGTCTTCTTGAGTTATTGCTCTATCTAACAATCCTTGCTGAGACGCGGCACCTAAGCCTTGAGTTTGGGCGCCTAATATATCACCATAAATAGCTCTATTTCTGTCAAAACTTGCATCGTCAAATTTTGCCTGGTTAAAGAGTCTTTCCTGTTCCATTTGTGACCCGGCGAAACCTAAGTCGGCAAGTTTGTTAAATCTTTCCTGAGCGAGAGCCTGGTCTTGCATTCCCTGGGTGTTCAACGCACCCATATTTGCCATTGCTATTGATGCATCCTGGCCCATATTTGTTGTGTCTGCTGATAATTGTCTATCTGCATCACGAGCGGCCATTTCTGAGGCCGTGTTAAATGCTTGTTGGTTTTGTTGTGCTACAAAATCAGCGACAGACTCTTGATAATTTTTGTTTGTTTCTGCCTCTAAAAGGGCCCCTCTAGATCCACCAAAAGCGCCTCGGCCTATTTGTGCGTCCTGGTCACTCATTAATTGATTTAACCTGGCTTTATTTAAGTCTCTAACTCCTTGGTCTGTCACTATTTGATTGTAAGGATTCATATAGTTTCCAATTTGTCCTAAAATTTCTTGACGGCCTAATTCTCTAACTTGTCCTCTATTAATTGTGTTTGTATTGCCAGGCCCGGCGTTTCCAACGTTTGCTTGATAACCTACGCTACCAACTTGTCCGGCCTTGCCGATTTGACTCATTAAACCACCGGTAGGATCAAAACGTTGCGCATCACTTAACATATCTCTTGAGGCATTAAAGGCGTCTGTTTGTGCAGCACTTCGGTTTGCTACCGCGTCTCCTGAGTACGGAGTAAATTGTCTATTGGCCGCCTGACGGCCCATATCATAAAGTTCTTTATATGCGTCCTCTTGATATTTTGGTGTTTTGACTTGTGCTGATTGTACTGTTTTTCCTTTACTCATAATATTTCCTTACTTATTAGATGTTCAGATTTAAAACCTAGGTGTTTAATTTTTCTTAACCATCCAGGGCGTCCGCCTCCGAATATTTGTGTGGCCCCGCAACGTCTACCAAACTCTTCTAAGACCGGTAGCATTGACTCTAATTCTTTGTAGTCACCTCCACAAAAAATTAGATTTAAAACTGTTTTTTGCGGGAAACGACTTATTTCTGTGATAAATGCGGATTGTTTCCCTGGCCAAAATTGGAAAGTTCCGTTCTCTATTTTACCCTCTATATCTTCTATTGAATAGAGGTCTTGATGTTTTACACTCGCAACAATGTAATCACGACACCTGAGCCATTCATTTTTAAGTGACGACTGTTGTAGTAATGCTTCCACTATTATCTACCTCTAACTTATACTTTGTACCATTAGGCGAGACTAGTACGATTTCCGAACCATCATTGCTGTTATATTCTGACCTTTCACCCTTAGTTAATGTAAGGGAAGTGATGTCCTCAATCTGATCCACCAAATAATTTAAAAATTGTTGGTCGAACTCTTCGCCTGGTCTAATTAAATTTCTACGAGCCATAATTTAATAACTTGTTGTTTTTATTATCAAAATTATCGATTTTGTCTACCTTTGCTAAATCAACGTTTTTTGTTTTTGTGTCTCTATTTAATAAACCAAGCACTGTGCCTAGTCCTGGCGCTATTGCATTTCCTAACAAACCGATACCCATACCCTTGACGGCATCCATGAAACCAGGTTGGTCAACTGTGTTATATTTTAAACTATCCATAAATCCCATCCCGGTTGTTTCATTTTGGCCCATACCTAAATTATAAGATCCTAAAACACCTCTATTTTCTGCCGGGCTTGTGGATCTTCCGTATGCGCTTTCCATTGCTCTATTAACATCGGTGTTATTGCCTTGTCTGTTTAAGCCTTGCATCATCCCGGCCATTTCGGCCAGGTCATTAGGGCTCACGGATCTGTGAGAAAGTCCGCCTCTTTCTTGTACTATTGATTGTGTGTTGTAACTAACAGATGGAGGTGCATTTCTTACCCCCATAAAATCGGCAAGTTTTCCAGAATAGGCCGTACCCTTACTATTATGTGTTTGAGGGTTTTTGTTTCCGCCACCAAAATTATTGCTACTTTTACTAGGGCCAAAACCTCTATCGTCTCCGTAATCAGGCATTATCTACGACCTCTTTGTTTTATATCTAGACGAATGTCTCCGACCTCAAAATCCTGGTTTGCATCACCCGTTATTTCTAAAGCCACCTGTCTTGCTGAAAATCTTGCATCGCTATATCCGTCATTCTCAAAAGTAAATGTTCCAAAGTCTGTCTCCGGGCCAAGCGGTGTGTTTCTACCTTTAAAACCTAAAGTTATCCCAGGCAAAGTACCGGCCTCACTATCAGGAATTATTTGGTTTACTTGCACTAAATTGTCACCACTTCCAATTTCTATTGGCCCTGATTTACAAAATGGTACGGCCGTATTGTTTGGAGATGTATTTATGCTATTAGTTTCGTGTTCATATAAATTTCCTAAGGAGTCTCCACTAATTGGAAAACCAAAAACACCCTGGTCAATCCAAAATGATCTGTTAAGCGTTCCTATACTCCAGGTTTTCTCCATATAATTCCAAATAACGTATTTATCAGGCGTCTTAGATGTACCACTAGGAAAAAACCACCATATTTCATTAAATAATTGATTGTGACCACCGCAAGATGATGTCCTATATACATAATTAATATT